ATCAACTACACGGTCAACGAGCGCGGTGCACTAAGCTCCTGTGAGTTTCAGGATGCGGTAGACGGGCAGACGGTCACGCGATTTTTCGATGAGACGAAATGGCAGATCATCAACAATGACGGCGACACGGTTGCAAGCGGAGAACACGGCTTGGGATTATGCCCAGTCATTGCATTTACAGAATCCGGCGCGTTTCCGTGCATCGGCGAGTTTGCTGCAATCGTTGGGCTGTCAAAACGGCTGATCAATTTACGCTCTGAACTAGATGAGATTTTACGCCGCCACACATTCCCAATCTTCAATGCCGAGTTTCCGATTCTGCAACCCATCGACGGTGAAACTCCCGACTCATTGCAAAACAGACAGGCGGCACTTATCACGGCGTTAAAAGAAGCTGTGAGCAATCTCGGCAAAGATCGCGGCATTATCTCACCGTCTGCCGTTTCGTTTGTTGCACCGCCCGACACGCCCGCACAAACCTACCGCGATGTGATCAAAGATATTGAGGCTAAGGTCAACGATATCGGCATGAATGTTAGCCAAGTCGGTGAACGATCAGCAGAAAGCGGTATTGCTCTAGCTATACGATTCCAATCGTTAAACGCTGCTCTGGTTTCATTTGCGCGACGCATGGAAGATTTTGAGCGGATGGCTTTTTATATAGCAGGATTGTGGCTTGGAGTAAACGCAGGCGAAATATACACAACATCGTGGAGTCGTGATTATCAGATTGCTGATATTGCCACGGAATTGTCAACACTAGACGCATTGACTGCCGCTAATTTCCCACAGGAAATCATTGATGAGCAAATGCGCACAGTAGCGCAATTATTATTCTCCAATCGCCCACCGGAAGAATTTGAGTCTATCGTTGACGCGATCGGCAGTGCCGAGGTGCGAGAATGAGGCTAACAATCACCGGCACGGATGTTGTAGCAAAACGCATTGATGCGGTGCCGGACAAAATACGGCAGGGCGTTGCAATCATTGCAGAAAGGATATTCGACCGCGCAATCGAAGGCGCTGAAAGCCACAGAAAAACAGGAGCGCTCGTTCGCTCGCTCGGCACAAACCCGATAAAAATAAAAGGCGGCTACTCGATTAGAAGCAGTGGAGAAATTGCGCCGCACAATGTATTTGTGCATTTTGGTAGACAGGGCAGAATTTACCCTCGCAAGAAAAAGGCGTTACGGTTTGCAATTAACGGCGTTTTTGTTTTTGCAAAATCTGTGCGTGGCTACAAGGGCGATCCATTTATATTCCGCGCAGCCGATTCCGTGGCAAATGAAATTGACGATATTTTTTCTGGAGTGCTAAAAGATGCCTAACCTAACCTACACAGACCCATTTCTCGGCAGGCTCGTCACTGATGATCGCGAGCAAGCTGCAATAAATTATGTCGAGTCTATTGCCGTGTTGTCTCAGGATTGGCGCGACAGATTAGTTGTGTTGCGCGTGTATATCGCAATCTGTCTTGAGTCACAGAAAGGCGGTGAGGATGATGTTTACAGCACAAAACTAAAATCGTACCAGAAAGAATTTGATACCACTTTGATCCTGGCAAAACAGAGCAATCAAAACGGCATCACAGTGCCACCTTTGTACCCTTCATTATCTGCTGACGCATCTCGGTGATTTATGCTCGACTCTATCTACCCAATGCTAACCGAATTAAAGACAAAACTCGCTGATATTGACGGCGTAAAAACCTGCAAAATCGGATTAGAGCAAGGCATCGCCCATGAGGACTATCCCATCCTGCGTATAGTTCCACAGGACATTTCAGAGGGCGGTAGCTACACACGCCGAAAAACGAATGTGCTGGTTTATTTCGGCATGCCAATCGACGAAAGCACCGATGGTCTCGAATCTGTTTATTCCCAGTTGCTAACAATGGAAGCCGCAATTGTTGCCGCATCAAAAATCTTCGGTGACGGGTGGCGGTCAAAATATCTCAGCACAATCACCGACGAAGATCGCGTTGAAGTTTACAAACTGATGGCGGTGCGGCTAGAAATCGAGGGATGATATTTCGCGCCCGATATGATACTGCTCAGGCTTGCCTTTGTTGTAGATAGATTCGAGACTTTTTCCGCGCAACATCAAATCTAATTTTCGATTGCTGCCCGCCATTTTTCGCGCCATATCTTCGTTCTGTTTTGCAATAGATTGCATCAATTCTTTCTGCGCGTTCGGATTATGTTTTGCCCCGTCAGCTTTTTTTGTCAGCGAGCCTTGCAACCGACACCGACAGTACGGGTGCAGTGGCACGGCAGGGGCTTTGTCTTTCGGGTAAACGCCCTTGCCAAGCCCATACAAATCTTGCATTGCGTACACATCGCAAATATCGGTAGCAGGATGCGACGATGACAACTTAAATGTGACAACTTCTATTTCGTCATTGTCTAGCAGCTCTTTTGCTTGCGCGTCCGACCATGCTCTGTGCATTTCTGTTTGCGCAATCCGGTTAGTCTGAAAACGCATCCGCTCATTCAGCGCAACATTTAATTTTTTACTCAGCGCGTTAAATCCTGCACCGCGCTCAACCTCAGCGAGTAGCTCATTGTATGCAGCCCGAAGTGCGGGCGTTTTGATCTTGTCATTGACCGCTCTACGCGTGATTTTTGCTAGTTGGATCTGTGTAGGTCTATCGCGCAAAACATCACGAATGTACAGCGGCAAATCTCGATTGCGTGGACTCCACTCTATTACCTGCTTGTCTGCTGTGTAGCCATCGTACAATTCGACAGCCAGCTTATTGATGCTTTGCCAGCCCTTCACATGTTTTTTTATCACGCGCTCAACATCGGCAGACACCACAGCAGCATCTTTGATCAGTTTGTTTGTTAGCGTGACTTTCCCTATTTTTATTTCGCCAACCGCTTCGGGCGATATACTTTTCCGCAGCGTGCGCGTCATTGCGGCTGCAAGTTCCGCCGTGTAATCGGCACCAAAGCCAGCCAAAATATCGGCGAGAATGTCGCGAGGATTGTCGTAGCCTGCCGCTTTTAATCGCCGCATAAACTCGACAAACGCCGCCTCTGCCAGCATCTCAACTGCCGCTCCGGTCTTTCTTAATTCCTCTCTATGTTGCTCCCAATCAAGCATAATTTAACGCCATCTCTAGTATCTCGTAAGCTCTCCTACGAGAAATTGCAAACCGTCTGCTCAGTATCTCGCTCGCCTCGACACGCTTCACACCGTCACGCAGTAATTTATGTGCTACGACTACCCTGTAGTTTCTCACCGCACTTTTGTCTCGTGAAATAAAATACAGCAACTCAGCAGCAACTAGCGGGTCTGCTATTGCATGTTGAAGCAACTCCATCGCATCTTCTTTTTTCATGCGCTAGTTCCAGTGGTGAGCGACGCAAAGGCGGTTGATGGTTTAATGACAGCAGACCGGCGAATTAAATTGCCAACCGCGTAACGCAGTGCATCAATGCCGTGGTTATGTGCGTCGACTATCACATCGGTCGGCAAGTCGGTATGACGATCAACCCTGTAGCAGTAATTCCCCATCTCGGAGATAAGATTAACACAGCGTGGATGAATGTATATCTTGTCGTATGCCCCACGCAAATGACTAATTCCATCCTTAACAGAGCCGCTCCACTTGTCAGCCGCCACACAATCAAACCCAGCTCCACGCATGTGGCTGATCGTTTCAGGGCGCGCTGAATCGCAATAAATCCTGTGCTGCCGAATATCTGGTATCTGCTCAAACATAGCGGGCAGGTCGATTAAATCCACCCCCTTCCCGAACGCCTCGTGAGAAACCCACAAGGCTTGATTGTGCGCGTAGCACTTGATAACAGCAGTCGGATCTTGCGAAAAACCCCAGTCGGCACCGAGCATAGGCTTACCGAGCGCGTCAGTGTCAAACTCTTTGACTTCCCAGCGCCCCGCCATAACCTGAGCGTCCGATCGGGTAATACACTGACCTTCCCACACATGCAGATACGCGTCATTGTCTCTGCTCTGTAATTCAACGCGTTCTTTTTCCAGCACATCAGGGAACCACGGATTATCTCGCCAATTGATTTCTGCAATTGCGATTGATTCCGGCGGCGAAACAATGAACCGTTTTCGCGTTGCTGAATCCAGCCTCTCAGGGTTCCAGCTTGCCCATATCTCAGAATCTTTAGCGCGAATTGACGGGACAAGTTTTAGCCAGCTTTGCTCGCTAGCATTCTCAGCTTCATCAACCCAGCAAATATCTATCTGCCCCAACCCCTTAACGCTGTCAACATTGCGATACAGCCCTGTATAGAATATCTCGCTGCCGCTTGTCATGCAGTTGATATAAGTTTTTCCGCATTCAAAGTAACTGGACAAGCCCAACATCTCGACAGCGTGACACAACTCAGCGTGTACCGACTCCTTGATGCTGTTCATGATCTCGCGGGCGCATAGAATCCGCTTCTTCTCAGCATACGCGCGCAAAATAGCCATTTGCGCAAAAGACATAGTCTTGCCTGAGCCGCGCCCACCGTACGCGCAGCGATACCGCACATACTCCGGCGTGAATACAGGCTCTAACTTACTCGGTAGCCTGACTTGCAGCGTTGACAAAGGAAATCTCCACGCGCTTTGGTGGCGACATACTGCCATCGCTGCTTAAAAGATCAACCTTGCTCGGCGCGTTGTAGCCGTGCATCGCATTAAGCTCCTTAACGGCAGCTGTCATTGCAGTAGACTGACCGCCATCCTCTGCTACCTTGTAAGCTCTGACCAGCGCCTTGACGCTCATCTCGCGAGTCCATAGCTGCTTTTGAGCCAGCTTGCTTCTTAATTCTGCCACCCTTACCGAGATTTTACCGTCTTTTGTCAGCTCGCACGCTTTGACCTGCACTGATTCAGGCTTCATGTTAACGGCGTTGTAAGCAGTCCTGTAGGCATCGGCTTGGGTCATGCCATCGGCTATAGCCTGACAGAAGGCTTCTTGTTTGGCTGTGAGGGTGGCTCCCGTAGGCTCATGAGGCGGCTTGGTTGTGCGCTTTTCCGTCATGGCTTGCCTCCTGTGAGTAACCATTGGTCTATGACTGCCCGCGCCACTTGCTCAGTCATCTTTGGCGGCACGCTCATCCCGATCATGTATTTGCCGATCCTGTCGGTCTTGGCTTGGTAGTCGTCGGGGAAAGAGCCGAGGCGCTTCCATTCGCGGTATGTGAGCCGTCTACGCTCCCCCCAGTGCTGAATTTGATCCACGACTGAGGGCAGTGTGCATGCAGGGAGGTCGCCGCTCAGTCTGATCGTGTTAAAGCATGAAACACGGCTTTCTTCACGCGCTATCACCCCAGCGTACGAATCGCCGGGTTTTGTTTTGTGCCACCATTTCAAATCCCGCCCGCTCGGAGCCGTTTCCCTCTGCTCCTCATTTGTCAACACCTGCAAATCAGCCGTCGCCTCTCCCGCGCTAATCCACCGATGTGTAGG